TACAAGTGAGCGCAGATGGTCGTATTCTGTGGTTTAATCCGTCAAAATGGGCGGTTAATGTTAAAGGACAAATTAATTGGATAATTTAAAAGGAGGAAAACTATTGGAAATTTTAAACAAATATCCTGTAATGTTAGAAGATAATAGTATTAAAGAAGTTTAAAGCTATTTTAAAAATTCGAAATCTAGCACAATCAAAGCAAATTTTGAAGTGACGCTACCAGCGGAAGAAAACGACAAGAAGTTTGCTGAAACTTTAAAAACGTGTGAAAAGCTTATCTTTGAGCAACTTTACAAAGACAAAGCAGAAGCAGAACAATTTGAAAAAATTAATGACGCAATTGCTAAGTCAAAGGCGCAATCAGATAAAGCGGAAAATATGATTAAACTGATGTCAGCAACTGTTAACGATTTGATTAAGACAATGGCTGACGGAGGGAAATTGAATGATACAACGCTTAACAACGCTAGCGAAAATAGCAGTACACATATTTAAAAACAAAAAAGGAGAAAAAACAATGATGATTAATTACTTTGCAATGCAGATTGAACTTGGGTGGATTACTATTGATGACGTTCCAGCTTTTTGTCGTGAGCGAGTACGTAAACTAATCGAAGTATCAACGGTTGGGACGGAAGAAAAATGAGGCAATAGATGAACATTGACATATTACAAATTGGTGCTGCGAGTGGGGCTATTTTATCGGTAATTGGCTTGTGGGCGTTTGTTGTCAATCCATTTAAAACTGCTATGCAAAAGAACGAGGATACAATGAGCGCCCTCAAAGACACGATAAAAGAGCTGGCTTACGAGCTAAAAGACTCACAGCGTGACCGAGAAAATATCCATAAAATTTTGGATATACACGAGCAACGACTCGGAAAGACGGAAGACGACATCATCGTCAACAAAGAGCAGATAAAAACATTATTTAACAGGAGAAATAAACATGATTAATTTAAAATTACGACTACAAAACAAAGTAACTTTGATGGCTATTTTAGGAGCTATATTTTTGCTAGCGCAGCAATTAGGTATTAAATTACCATCAAACATTGTGGATATTGCCAACACAGCTGTAACGCTTTTGGTATTGCTTGGAGTTGTTACAGACCCAACAACAAAAGGGCTATCAGATAGCGAACAAGCATTGAATTACCACGAGCCCAAAAAATAGGAGGATAAAAATGAAAGCAATCACACGATTAGCATTAATACTAGCAATTGCAATACTGTATGTGCCGTTATCTGTGATTGCTTTTTTTGCTTATCCATTTTATTTGATTTTTAAAGAGGAGGGATAAATGGCTACATACCAAGAATATAAAAGTCGTTCAAATGGTAACGCTTATGATATTGATGGCTCATTTGGTGCGCAATGTTGGGACGGTTATGCAGATTACTGTAGATTTTTAGGTGTGCCATACGCAAACTGTACAAATACAGGATACGCAAGGGATATATGGGAGCAACGTCACGAAAATGGTATCTTAAACTATTTTGATGAAGTGGAAGTTATGCAAGCAGGCGATGTCGCAATTTTTATGGTAGTTGCAGGTGTTACACCGTATAGCCATGTGGCTATTTTTGATAGTGATGCAGGTAGTGGATACGGATGGTTTTTAGGTCAAAACCAGGGTGGAGCAAACGGAGCATATAATTTAGTAAAAATACCATATTCAGCGACTTATCCTACTGCGTTTAGACCAAAAGTTTTTAAAAATGCAGTTACTGTTACAGGTAATATAGGACTAAATAAAGGCGATTACTTTATTGATGTATCAGCTTATCAACAAGCAGACTTAACTGCTACTTGTCGGCAAGCTGGCACTACTAAAACGATTATCAAAGTATCTGAGTCACTCGCTTGGCTGTCTGACAGGCATCAGCAACAAGCTAATACTAGTGACCCGATTGGTTATTATCACTTTGGACGATTTGGAGGAGATAGCAGCTTAGCGCAACGAGAAGCAGATTTATTTCTGTCCAATTTACCAAGTAAGAAGGTATCTTATTTAGTCATTGACTATGAAGATTCCGCAAGCGCAGACAAGCAAGCCAACACAAACGCAGTTATTGCATTTATGGATAAAATCACTAGTGCTGGTTACAAACCTGTTTATTATAGCTATAAGCCATTTACGCTTAATAATGTTGATTATCAGCAGATTATTGCTAAATACCCTAATAGTATTTGGATTGCAGGCTATCCCGATTATGAGGTTCGCTCTGAACCACTGTGGGACTATTTTCCATCTATGGACGGCGTGCGCTGGTGGCAGTTTACAAGCGTAGGAATAGCAGGTGGTTTAGATAAAAATATTGTATTATTAGCAGATGATAGTAGCAAAGTGGATATACCTAAGATTGACAAACCACAAGCACCACAAAGCCAGCTTACTTTTAATCAAAAGCTAGATACTAACACTAAATTAGACAACTCAAATGTACCTTACTACGAAGCAACCCTTAGCACAGACTATTATGTAGAGTCTAAGCCAAACGCAAGTAGCGCTGATAAAGAATTTATCAAAGCAGGAACTCGGCGTAAGAGTCTACGAAAAAGTGAATGGATGGTCACGCATTAATGCTTCTCAGTCTGACCAATGGGTCGAAGATAAGTATTTAGCTAATGCCACACAAGTATAAAACAGGAGGTAAAGCTCCTTTAGATAAGACAAATGCCCTCGCTTTGCGGGGGCTGTTTTTTATTGCAAAAAATTTCGCATTTATTGACAAAAAGTTCAAGACATGTCATAATGAGGGTGGTTATAGAAGATAAATTTCGTTCATTTATCATCCTTTCTAACCCAACGTCTTCGTTGTTCGTTGAACCCGTAGTGATACGGGCGTATGACTGAAAGCACATCATACGGCTTGGCAGAGCTTAAGAACTGTTCTCTTGCGATAAGCCTAAGAAGCACAATAGAGAGTTAGAGTTTTGCACCTCTAATCGTCAGCCCTGACCGGAGGATATTTCCGGTCCGTGCTTTTTTTATTTTGTAGAAAGTTTTTTGATAGTGGATCTCAAAGAAATAGTTAATGATTATGAGCTAAATTTTTGTGGGAAAAGGTGTAAAGTTGAGACTAATTTTAAGCATTTACCCGAATTTATGATTTTATTTGATATAAGAGATTTGTATCATCTTCTAGGTATTCATAAGTTGAAAACAAAGTATCGCGCAACAAATTGGGTTGAAGCTGTGAAAGCAGATGTTTTCCTCTTATCGAATTATTCAAAACATCCAAATTTAGAGAAGTTCTTCCTAGAGTCGATAATTATAATTTTTTATATGAAATATTCTATCAGTTTAGAGTTAACGTCTGTATTTTAGATAAGGATTTAACTAAAAATACAATGAAATTGAGTGTTGTTTTTTATAAAGACAACAAGAAGAAATTAGTTGTTGTAGGATTAAAAAGAGATGAGACAGGGGTCTTAGGCCAGCTACGTTGCATGAGAGCCGAAACAACCCCTACAAGCGAATTCGGCATACTGCTATAAAATCAATAACTTGGATTTAGAACATACCTTTTGTGCTGATTACCTCTATTGACATACTCGCATAACCATGAGATAATCACACTAGCAAGAATCGCCTGACACTAGCGGTTCTTGCTTTTTTATTTGCTAAAGAAAGATATAGATGTTATGATTAATAAAAATAATAAGGAGGCACATTATGTCACAAGAAAAACTAAAAGCAAAAGTTGAACAAGCGTCAGGCAGTCTTAAAGAAGGTGCAGGGAAGCTAACCGGTGATAAAGAGTTAGAAGCAAAAGGATTTGTCGAAAAAACAATTGCTAAAGGTAAAGAACTAGCAGATGATGCTAAAGATGCTGTTGAAGAGGCAGTAGATGCTGTCAAAGAAAAACTGAAATAAATATTAACCGCTCTCTATTGAGGGCGGTTTTTTTGTGTGTCTAGAGTTTGCTTTCAATTAATTGTTTTAATTCTAATAAGTCTTCTTTTGTAGCATTTTTGTTAATAAAACTACGAGCAGTAGATCGTTTTGATAGATAGGTTCTATGTTCTCTATTGTTTTCTGCCCACTTTTTATTTGCTTTTTCTTGAGGTGTTAATTCTTTATCCATTTCAATCATCCTTGTTAATAAAGTAAAATACAACTAAACAAATTGCGAAAATAATCAAATATTTCATATTTGTCTTAGATATGATATACTATCAGTAGTGGCAAGGGGCTTGAGCCCCAAACTACTACTAGAACCTTATTTGAATCTCCGTGGCCGGTTTTTCTTTTTAGGTTCTTTTTTTATTGCTGTGATTATGCTTGCTATACCAATCAGTAGAGTTCCGATTGAAGTAAGCAAATCAGCAATTTCTGATATCCTCATATCTTCCTCCTTTCTATATATTAATTATAATACATGTACTATATAAAGTCAATACTTTTTTTAAAATATTTATCTTTTTGTCTATCAGAACAGAAAAATTTAAAATTGTCTATTTTTAGGATTTTTTAGGTAGTGTAAAATATCTTGTGTAAACACAAAAAGGAATAAATCCTGTATAGTAGAGCTGCGAGACTTCACTAGAAAGAGATTTATTCCCATGACCCAGTTTACCACAGAATTACTTAACTTCCTAGCTCAAAAACAAGATATTGATGAATTTTTCCGTTCGTCTCTTGAAACTGCCATGAATGACCTTCTCCAAGTGGAGCTATCCGCCTTCCTTGGCTATGAACCATACGATAAGGCAGGTTACAACACCGGTAATAGTCGTAATGGTGCTTATACACGTCGATTTGAGACCAAGTATGGTGTTGTTAATTTGTTGATCCCTAGAGATCGAAACGGGGAGTTCAGTCCAGCCTTAATCCCAAGTTACGGTCGTCGAGACAATCATTTAGAAGAAATGGTTATCAAGCTTTATCAAACTGGAGTCACAACACGTGAAATCAGCGACATCATTGAGCGTATGTATGGTCATCATTACAGTCCAGCAACAGTATCTAATATCTCGAAAGCGACACAGGAAAACGTGGCTAGCTTTCATGAACGTTCCTTAGAAGCTAACTATACCGTATTATATCTTGATGGGACTTACCTTCCTCTGAGACGTGGTACAGTTAGTAAGGAATGCATCCACATTGCACTAGGCGTCACATCATATGGGCATAAGGCTATCCTTGGATATGACATCGCACCCCAATGAAAACAATGCTTCGTGGTCAGACCTTCTAGAAAGACTTAAGGGTCAAGGTGTACAACAAGTCTCTCTTGTTGTGACTGATGGTTTTAATGGACTTGATCAGCTTATCCAGCAAGCCTTCCCAATGGCCAAACAACAGCGTTGCCTTGTCCATATTGGCCGAAATATTGCAAGTAAGGTGAAACGAGCAGATCGTGCTCTAATTTTGGAGCAGTTTAAAACAATTTATCGCGCGATCAATGTAGAGGAAGCAAAGCAAGCCTTAGATAGCTTTATCAATGAGTGGAAACCACACTACAAGAAGGTAATAGAGACCTTAGAATCAATCGAAAATCTATTGATCTTTTATGAATTTCCTCATCAGATCTGGGGAAGTATCTACTCGACCAACCTTATTGAATCACTTAACAAAGAAATCAAACGTCAAACCAAAAAGAAAGTCGTCTTTCCCAATGAAGAATCCCTAGAACGCTATCTCGTCACACTATTTAGTGATTACAACTTCAAGCAAGGACAACGAATCCACAAAGGTTTTGGCCAATGTACGGACACACTTGAAAGCCTATTTGATTAACAATATCAGCTTTGCTAGAGTGTTTACACAAGATTATTGACAGACTCTAATAATCCATTTGTAAACATACCAGTCTCAATTCCATTTTCTTGAAGTTTTGCAATTTGGGGAATTAATACTCTCTGTGCAATTAAAGGATCACCCGTTATTCCAGAAAAACTTACTCTTTTAGTTGAAAAGATTTTCTTTTTATCGTCAATAACTACCCCTTTCTATAACTAATAATCGAATCAACTAAGGTTGAAAGTACCCCTTCTTCCATTAGAGTATTATTAATTGGATCATTCTTATCCTCAGTAATGTTCTGCCCTATACACCATGCACATTTCAAATTACACATGGCTGGATGTATACTATAAAAGTAGACAGAACTTTGTGTGTTATAATCTGTTTTAAAAGACACAAAAACGAAAGGACAACCTATGTCAACATTTAAACGCTACGACGAAGAATTTAAACAATCCCTTGTCAACCTTTATCAAACTGGAAAAACTCAGTCTGAACTCTGTAAAGACTATGGGGTATCCACTTCTGCGCTTGCAAAATGGATCAAACAGTATTCTCAAGTCAAACTCGAA